AACATTAATAATTATGTAATTAATGATACTGTAGATTTAGAAAGAACTAAATTATTTAAAAAGTTAACTTTTACACACGAAAAATCAGAAAATATATTAAATAATTATTTTAGAAATGTATTTAATAGAGGTTATGATTACGGCGATTTAATTTTTGAAGATGATTTAAGTAATGAAAGTACTACTTATGAAATAAAATCTCCTTTTGAGGATGTTATGTGGGAAAGGTCAAGTACAGGCAACTTTCAAACCACTTCTTTAATAGATAAAGATTTAAAACCTTATAAACCGAAACCTATTTTAATGTATAAAAATAATTTGCAGAATATAGCAAATAGTATTTATATAAGTGATGGTTCTACTTATAACACTTTTAATAATTATCAAAGGTTTTCAAATGAATTATTTTTAAATGGAGATATAGCAACTTTAAATTTTGGAGAAGAACAATCAAGCTGGGATTTAAATGCTATAACAAATGATAGTTTATTTAGATTATGGTATGAAAACTATATTAGTGGTTTATATGATATTCGTTGTAGAGTAGTTAAATTAAAAGCTATTATGCCTATTACAGAATTATCGAATATTAAATTAAATGATAAAATAGTTTATAAGGATAAAAAATATATTATAAACCAATTTACAACTGATTTAACTACAGGTGAAGTTGACTTTGAATTAATATCTGATTTTAGAGTAGTGTCTAACTCTGTAGGTGGTAGATTTGCTATAAAAGATTTATTTACTATAGATAATACAGCACAAGATTTAGAGGTTACTATTTTAAAATTAAATAGTGAGTATTACGATATAAAATATAACCCTACAGCTTATGCAAGTAGAGGTAATACTTCAGATGATACTTTTATAGTACCTATTGATTCTAATACTACAGGTGATGTGGCATTTAAACAAATAGAAATTAATTACTATAACCCTGATTCAACACAATATATAAATATTATACAATATGCTTAAAAATATAATACAATTATTGCAGTTACACGATCATTACGGAGTATCTGAAAATATAGAAATTGCAAAAGGTAAAAATGAATTACCTAAATCATTTAAAAAAACTGTACCACAACTTAAAAGAATAATAAAATGGCAATTACAAAAACAGTAAACCTTGATGTACAAAGTAATTTAGACGAAGCTAGTAAATCAGTAGGTACTTTAAAATCACAATTAAGAGAAGCACAAGCTGAGGTTGCTGCATTATCTGATAAGTTTGGTGCTACTTCTAAAGAAGCTGTAGAAGCTGCTAAAAAGGCAGCCCAATTAAAAGATGCTATAGGCGATGCCAAAACTTTAACAGACTCCTTTAATCCTGATGCTAAATTTGCTGCTTTAACAAATAGTTTATCAGGTGTAGCAGGTGGTTTTTCTGCTGTTACTGGTGCTATGGGATTATTAGGTAGCGAATCTGAACAGGTAGAGCAAATGATACTTAAAGTTCAATCTGCTATGGCTATTTCGCAAGGTATTCAGGCAATAGGTGAAAGTGTAGATAGCTTTAAACAATTAGGAGCAGTTATTAAAAGTGCTACAGTATTTCAAAAATTAAACTCAGCAGCAACTACAGTAGCGGCTACAGTTCAAAGATTATTTACAGGAGCAGTAAATACTACAGCAGTATCATTTAATGCTCTAAAGGCAGCTATAGTATCAACAGGTATTGGTGCATTAGTTGTTGGTTTAGGTTTCTTAATATCTAAATTGATGGCTAGTAGTGATGCTACAAAAGAATTAACTGATAAGCAAAAAGCATTAAATGAAGAGTTAGAATATAGTAAAGAATTATCAGAAGATAATGCTAAAACTATTGACTATAACACTAAAACAGCTATAGCATTTGCTAAACAAAGAGGAGCTTCTGAAAAAGAATTGTTAAGAATACAATTAGATGCTTTAGAGAAAAAAGGTAAAGCTAATAATGCAGAATACGATAAAATAAAAAGTTCACAAGATAAAGAATACAATTTAACTAAAGAACAAAATAAAAGATTACAAGATTTAAGATCAGAAAATATAAATTTACAAAGAGAGGGTAATTTACTTATTGCTGAAATAAATGCTTCTGCTGCAGAAAAAACTAGACAAGAAAATCAAAAAAATGCTGAAGCTGCTGCAAGTAAAAATAAAGCTGATAGAGAAAAACAAATAGCAGAAGAAAAAGCAAGAAAAGAAAAAGAATTACAAGAGTTAAAAGATTTTCAAAAAATAGTTAGAGATGCAGAAGCAGAAGATGGTGCTTTAAAAGTAGGAGAAAGATTAACTAGAGAACAAAATCAATTAGATTCTTTAAACGCTATAGCAGAAGAGCAAGATGCTATAGATGCTGCAAGAACAGAAAAAGAAAGACAAAATGCTGATGCTAGAATAGAAATAGCAGAAAAAGAAAAAACAGCTAGATTAAAATTATTAGATGCTGTTGCTAATGGTTTATCTTTAGCTGCTGGTGAATTAGGTGCAGCTACTGCTGAGGGTAAAGCTGCTGCTGTTGCTGCTGCAACTATATCTACTTATACTGCTATTGCAGGTCAGTTACAAGCGTTTTCAAAAGTACCTGTTCCAGGATATGCTATTGCACAAGCTATTGTTACAGGTGCTACAGGTTTACTACAAGTTAAAAAGATTTTAGAAGTAAAAGTACCAGAGGGTGGTGGATCAGGTGGTGGATCTGCTCCAAGTATGGGTGGAATTGCTGCACCTGCTGCTCCTAGTTTTAATGTAGTTGGTGCTGGTGGTACAAATCAAATAGCACAAGTAATGAATAATCAAGGAATGCCACCTGTACAAGCTTATGTAGTTGCAAGTAATGTAACATCTGCTCAAAGTTTAAATCGTAATATAGTAAACAACGCTACTTTAGGATAAATAACAATTTAATATAATATTAATTTTTAAATAAAAACTAAATGAATTTAATCGAACTAATTATAGATGATAACGAAGAATTGCAAGGTGTAGAAGCTATTAGCGTAGTAGAATCACCTGCAATAGAATCGGACTTTGTAGCTTTAAAAACAGAAGAAGTTAAACTTGCAGAAGTGTCTAAAGAAAAGCGTATATTAATGGGTGCTGTATTAATACCAGAAAAACCTATTTACAGAAAGAGTGGAGATACTGAATATTACATTTACTTTTCAAAAGATACAGTAGTAAAAGCTTCACAGTTATTCTTAAAGAATGGGAATCAATCTAATTGGACTTTAGAACACTCTAAACCTATTGAGGGTTTAACAGTTGTTGAAAGTTGGATAGTAGAAGATTTAACTAAAGATAAAATTGCTTTATATAACTTAAGTGTACCAGTTGGTACTTGGATGGCTTCTATAAAAGTTGATAATGACGAAATTTGGAATGATTACGTTAAAACAGGAAAAGTTAAAGGTCTAAGTTTGGAAGGATATTTTGCTGACAAATTAGAATCTAAAAAAGAGTTAAGCAAAGAACTTACAGAAGAAGAAAAGTTAATAGAGCAAATTAAACAAGTTTTAAGAAACATATAATGGCTACAACTACTAATACAGCATACAAGGTACATATACAAGAAGCAACTCAAAACGAAGTAGATAGTGTAAACATCGAACAAGGTGCTATGTTAGTTACTGATGAAGCTTTATTTATGGGTTTCAACAATGAACAAGTAAGAGTATATCCACCACAATCTGATAAAATGGGTTTAGGATGGGCTAGATACGATGATACACAATACACTACTGCTTCGCCTTATTCGTTTAATACAACTGCTTTTGTTGTACCTAATAATAAAGGTAATGTATTAGATGCACATATTCACTCTGATACTGATTTTTATGCTACTAATAAATTAAGAGCTGAATTTGAAAACGATGTTTATATTATTACAATATCTTTTAAAGCTAAAATAAGCACTGCAAACGGATATATGGAATTGTATTTAGAGGGTGGTAATGGTACACCTTATGATAGGATAAGAGATATTATTACTTTTCCTAAAGGCAATAATGTAGAACACTCTTATGCTAAAACTTTTCAATATTACGCTGATGAAGATGTAGTTACAAATGGATTAAGTATTAAAATATTAGCTAGTCATTCAGGTCAATTACACGATGTGATTTATTTTATTCAAAGAACTCAAAACCATAAATATTAAACAATGAAAAAAACAAAAAGTAAAACAAGCCCAGAGGGTGGAAGAAAAGGTTGTCTATGTGATGACGGAACTTATAAATCAGAATGCTGTAATGGTGATCTACAAAATCAAGGTGTAGGTTCATTAGTAAGTCAAGGTGTAAGTCAAGTAACAAACACTAATACAGCTAGAGTAATAAGTAACTCAAGAGGTTAAAAATATAACAAATTAAAAATTGTTTATTTTAAAATAAAGTATTTAACTAAATTAAATATAAATATGTCAAATGTAATTAATCAAATCAAAACCATTTTGGGTATGGAAGTAAAACTTGCTCAAATGAAGTTAGATAACGGAACGGTTTTAGAAGCCGAAGCTTTCGAAGCTGGTATGCCTGTTTTTATCGTTAACGAAGAAGATCGTATCGCTTTACCAGTTGGTGAGTACAAACTAGAAGATGGTATGATGCTTATCGTTGTTGAAGAGGGTATTATCGCTGAGGTTAAAGAAGCAGAAATGCCTGAAGCTGAAGTTGAAGCACCTGAAGTAGAAGTAGAAGTTGAACAAGAAATGTCTGAAACTGCTACACCTAAAAAAGTTATCGAATCTACAATTAAAGAATCTCACTTTTCAAAAGAAGATGTAGATGCTTTAAAAGCAGAAATTGAAGCTTTAAAAACTGAATTAGCTTCTTTAACAGAAGTAAAAGAAGAAGAGGTAGTAGAATTATCTGCACAACCTTTAACTCACAACCCAGAAGCAACTGCTGAGGTTAAATTAAACTTATACTCACAATCAAGAACTAAAAATACTTTTGATACTGTGTTAAGTAAAATTTCAAAAATTAAATAATAACTAAAATTAAACACTAAAAAAAGATGGCTACTACAACATCAATTACAACTACTTATGCTGGTGAATTTGCAGGGAAATATATTTCTGCTGCTTTATTATCAGCTTCTACTATCGAAAACGGTGGTATTGAAGTAAAACCAAATGTAAAATACAAAGAAGTAATTAAAAAACTTGCTACTGATGCAATCGTTAAAAACGCAACTTGTGATTTTGATGCTACTTCTACTGTAACTTTAACTGAAAGAATTCTTCAACCAGAGGAATTTCAAGTAAATCTACAACTTTGCAAAAGCGATTTCAAATCTGATTGGGAAGCAGTACAAATGGGATACTCTGCATTTGACTCTTTACCTCCATCATTTGCTGATTATATCTTATCACACGTCGCAGCTAAAGTTGCTGAAAAAACAGAACAAAACATCTGGAAAGGTGTTACTGCTAATGCAGGTGAATTCAACGGATTTGCTACTTTGTTAGCTTTAGATGCTGCTTTACCTACTGCTCAAGAAGTTGCTGGAACTACAGTTACTGCTGCAAATGTTATCGCTGAATTAGGAAAAATCGTTGATGCTTTACCAGCTGCACTTTACGGAAAAGAAGATTTACATATTTATGTATCTCAAAATATTGCTAAAGCTTATGTAAGAGCATTAGGTGGTTTTGGTGCTTCAGGTTTAGGTGCTAATGGTACTAACACTATGGGTACTCAATGGTGGAATAACGGATCTCTTTCTTTTGATGGAGTTAAAATATTCGTTTGTAATGGTATGGCTGCTAACACTGCTATTGCTGCTGAAAAATCTAACTTATATTTCGGTACAGGTTTATTAAACGACTTGAACACTGTTAAGTTAATTGATATGGCTGATCTTGATGGATCTGAAAATGTAAGAGTAGTAGCTAGATTTACTGCTGGTGTACAATACGGAAATGTACAAGATATTGTAACTTACGGAATCACTAACTCTGCTAACTAATAATTAGTAAGATTAAACTTAAAAGGGTGGTGGAATAAACACCATCCTTTTTTTTATTAATAACTTAAAATAAATATATAAATTATGGCTTGTGATATTTCATTAGGTAGAATTGAACCTTGTAAGGATTCAGTAGGTGGATTGAAAGCTGTTTATTTCGTAAATTATGGTGATGCTACAGGGTACACTTATGATGTAACTAATACAGATGTAATAGATGCAGTTGCTGGTACTCCTACAGCTTATAAATACGATTTAAAAGGTGTTTCTACATTTACACAAAATGTAAACAGCTCAAGAGAAAATGGTACTACATTTTTCGAGCAAGTATTAGAATTAACTTTCAAAAAATTATCTATTGTAGATAACAAACAACTTAAATTGATGGCTTATGGCCGTCCACAAGTTGTAGTAGAAGATAACAATGGTAATTTCTTTTATGCAGGATTAAAACACGGAATGGATGTAACTGGTGGGACTATCGTAACAGGTGGTGCTATGGGAGATTTGAGTGGTTACACTTTGACTCTTACAGGTATGGAACCAGTACCAGCTAACTTTATTGGTGATACTTTGGTAGGTGCAGGGTTTACTGTTGTTGTTGGATCTTAATATTTAATTATATTACTTTTAAAGGGTGGCTTTTTGCTACCCTTTTTTAGTTATAACAAATTTGTAGTTTTTTAATTTTTAAAATAAAACAATGATAATACTAAAAGAACAAGTAGGAGTACAAACATTACGATTTATTGTAAATGGTACTACTGCTACTTCTATAGTTTTAATTGATGAAGAAACTAGTGTAGAAACACAAGTTAATTGCACATTTACTGCTTCTAAATACTATATTCAAACTAGTGTAGCTTTAGATGTTTTAGAAAATAAATACTATACTATAAAAGTTAAAAATAATTCTAATGTAGTTTATACAGGTTTAGCTTTTTGCACTAACCAAACTATAGCAGATTATACTATAAATAAAGATGCTTATGTAGAGCATACTACAGATAACGAATTTATAATTTATGAATAACATACACATTTTAAATTTAAGTGCTTATACATCTCCTATAATAGAAGAAAGCAAAAATAAAGATTTTGTACAATACGGAACTGATAATAATTACTTTCAGTATTTAATTGATAGATATCTTTATTCTAATACTAACCACGCTATTATTACTGGTGTTACCA